TTCGGCGTATTCGCGCGCACGCTCCACGACCGACTGCAGTTGCTTCTCGCGACTGAGCAACCAAAGGCGCGAGCCGATCAGGTCGCCCGCGCTCGCGGGAAACGTGTCCATCCATACACCGCGGCGCGACGCCTGCGCGTCTGGCAGGCTGTCCGAGGCAGCGGCGCGGCGATCGGTGAAGAGCGAGACAATGACAGCCGTTTGCAGGCCGTCGTCGACCGCGAGGTCGTTCGCCTCGATCGCCATGTCGGCTTCGTAGATGCTCCACCTGAGTGCGATATCGCTCATGGCTCCATCACGTCATTGTCTGGTTGGGCGCGCTGGTCGTGCCGCCACCGGTGCCGTTCTCGGGATGCGTGTGCGTGTTGTACGTCGAGCGCATTTCCTGCATCGTCCCGTTCGGGTCAGCGACCGATGTGGAAGAGACGATGGTGCCGTCTGCCTGAACGTTGCCGTCGACCGCCACGTTGCCGCTAACTTCTAAATTGCCGCTCATGGTAACGAGTGGCGAGGTAATCGTCACCTTCGTACTGGCAATTATTTCGACGTCGGGCGCCGTGACCTTGACCTTCGTCCCAGCCAGGACCTCGATATTCCCCCCGCGCTTGAAGTGGATATAGTCGCCCTCGTCGGTATAGAGCGCGACTTCGCCTTTCTCGAGGTTCTTAATCCGATAGCGGCGGTCCTCGCTGGCAATAATCAGCGGGTGGTCTCTCGATCCGCCGACGAACAGGCCGACAACCTCGGCACCGTCGAGCGGCCTCGACGTGAAGCCGTACTCCTGAAAATGCTCGACGCGGTCACGGAGTTCGCCGCGCAAAATCTCGATCTGAAGTTCGCGCAGCTTCGTGGAGTCGATCGACGATCGCACGACCGCCCGCGCGACCATGTTGTCGATGCGCCGGCGAATGGGCGCCAGCACGCGGTTCAGCGAATCAATCGTCAGCATCGGATAGGCTCCACGGGTCTTCTTCAATGACCGGCTCTGGCGTGAAGGCGTCCGGGCGCTTCAGCGACAGAGTGGTTATGGTTCCCGACTGGTCGTTCTTTTTGTATACCGCCTGCGTGATCAGCATCTCGCCGTCGAGTTCGAGCATCGGCGACTTGATAACCACCAGCGCATTGATCGGCCAGACGCTGCCGTCGGCCTGCGTCCAGCCGCGCACCGTCACTTCGGCACACCCGGCGCGCGCGGCGCGGATCGTCGCTTCCCACTCCGCTCGCCTTTTTGCGCTCTCCGGTGTGACGATCCCCTCGGCGCGCACCATGAGGACGCGCGTTTTGCGCACGACCTTGTCGAGCGCGAATGCGTCAATACCGCAGGCAGCTGCGCCGAAGAACTCGTCGTTTCCGACATGCTGACCGCCGACGAGGTACTTGTAGAACCGCTGCGAATGGTTGTACTCGGACGAGGCGGCGAGAATATTCTCGCCTTCGATAAGCGGCGTCGTGGTCTTGCTCGTGCCCGCGCGCGTGAGGATGATCCCGCCGACACCGTCCGACATGGCGAGCAAGCCGGACAGCCGGCAGATGCGGTCGACGGCCTCGAACGCGGTCTCCCCGGGGTTCACGGGGAACCGCATCTGCGGCGTCGGCAGCTTAATACCGGCCGCCAGCGTGACATGGCCCTTGCCGAGAAACGGCTCGGCGATCGTCCGCACGATCCGGTCCGCCGGGCGGCCAAGGAATTCCCAGTGGTTCAGCAAGGCCGACGAGTCGACCAGGTCGGCCGCCTTGTCGCGCCCGCTTACGCTGATGCTGTGGTCGTCGTGCGTATACGCTAGGTGCCGCTGGTCGATGTAACCCGTGATAAGCGTCTGGCCCTCGATCGATACCGAGCACTCGTCGCCCTCGTTAATCGGCCACTTTACTTTCTGGCCGGCCCAGCGCTCCGAGACGGCGAGGTCGAACGCGCCGGATAAACACTCGATGCCGCGCGTAATGGAGACGTCCTTCCATCCTTCGTAGAGCAGGCCGTTGACGTTGAGGGAGACTTTAGGCATCGCTCAGAATCTCTAGCGGCTTGCCGCCGGGGATGAACCCGGGGTGCCGCACGTGATTCCGCGTGACGATCTCGCCATCGCGGGTGGCGTCGTCGTAGAGGTCATAGGCCACGACGAGCGAGGGCATGCTGACGGCTGGCGTGTACGTCAGGATCCGCGCGAGATTCTTTTCGGTGCCGGGCACGGCCTCGACCAACTGCGCCCGCAGGTTGTTGAGCTCGATGAACAGTTCGTCGTCTTCCGTGCTCTCGGCCTGTTCGTCCAGCTTGTCGGTCAGCTGGTCGCGCGTGACCACCGCGTCTTCGTGCGTCTCGTAGGCGACCGAGGGTGCGACGCGCGCGCCCTCGATAACCGCCATCTGGCGGACGAGGTTCAAGAGCGCCGTGCGGTTCGCGCCTTCGGTAATGCGCGTCGCCGTGGTCGCCGGCGGCTCGGTCCCGCTGGTGAACCCGTAGGCTTTGAGCAGCGCGTCTAGCTTGCGGCTGGGCAGCGCCGGCGCCTTGAAGATAGACAGGAAGACGTCCCGGAAACGGCTGACCAGAACGAACGGCGTACGCACCAGGGCGTCCGCGTCGAGGATCATGTTGTCGAGGTCGCTCTTCAGCCGTGCAGCCTCTTCTGTGGCCGTCACAATCGGCCCCATGAACGTTTTGAGGGAAGCCGAGGCGTCCTTTACGGCCTGCGTCGCCGAGTCGATCGCGTGCTGCGGCAGGCCGTCCACGGAAAAGAACCGCGTGAACGCATTGCCGACCTTGTCGAGCGCCGTATCCGATGCTGCGCTGACCGCCTTCGCGGCGTCTGTCGTCGCGACCGGGAAGACCGGCTCGGCAACCGTTTCCTCAAACTTGATAGAGAACCGCGCGATCGCGCCTTCCTCGCGCGTCTCGGTAACCGTGTACTCGGCACAGGCGACAATGAGGTTGCCGTAGTACGGGTGGACGAGCTCGCCCGGGCCTTCCTGCTCAAGCGCATCGATCAGCGCGTCACGCCCGGTCGTGTAGTCCTGACCGACGACATAGGCTTGGATGCTGAACGAGCGCCCACGGCGCCCCATGTCCTCGATGAAGGCCATGTCGTGCTGCGGGTACTCGTGCTTGACCGTCTTGCGGCCACCCAAGCGGTCGGAGTTGTCGGTCTTGAACTCGGCGCCGCGGAAAGAGCCGGTGCGTAAGGTGTCGCGCCAGGCCATGGTTAGTACGCCTGACCCATCATGTAGCCCTGCGAGAAATCGAGGTCCGCCGTGCTCGACGGGTCGGCCGTCACGCGCGCACCGCGCGGCATGTTCTTGAAGTCCACGGTGACCTGCGCCTGCGACTTGTTGACCGAGCCGGGCGCCGGCGGCGCGGCGAGGTCGGCACGGCTTGAAGGCTGATCGCGGTTGTTAATCCACGCGAGCGCGTCGCCAACGGCGCGGCCGGGACCGCTGTTCCTCAGCGAATCAGGCATGATCGAGTGCAGCGTTTCGAGCGTCTTTATGAACGGGTACAGCGTGACCTTTACGAACGCCTTGACGAGATTCGTTATGCTGCCGATGTTTCCCTGAAACGACCCGAGCACGTCCGACCAGAGGTCACGGAAGAAGCCCTTTATCGGCTCCCAGTTTTTGTAAATCGTGTACACGGCGAAGCCGATGGCGGCGACTGCGGCCAGAAGCCAACCGACGGGCGTGGCGAGGATAGCCGCGCCGAGCGCGACGATCGCGCTCCCGAGGCTATAGATAGCGAGCAACAGCTTTCCGGAAATCACCACGGCCAGCACGACGGCGACGCCATTCAGCCCGCCCAGCAATTTCGTGATGCTCATTACGAGCCACGCGATCGGCTTCATGACCTCGGCGAACGTCTTAAATGCGTCTACCAGTGCGGCGATCCGCGCCGGTAGTTCCTTCGCGAAATCCCTGCCCCACTCGGCGATGCTCTCGCGGTTCTTGGCGATGAACTCGGTCAGCATTTTGACGAGGCTGGTGAGTGCCGGCAGAAGCTCGGCCAGCAGCGCGTTACGAGCGCCCTGGTACGAGACGTTCAAGCTGTCCAGCGCGTCGTCCATATTCCCAGCGTTGTCCGCGAACTTCTGCTGGTCGCCGGCGAGGCGGCGGTACTCGGCGCGCAGGAGCGCTATCTCCTTCGTTCCGCCACGAACCATGTTGGCCATCTTCAGACCGGATTTTCCGAACGCCGCCGCGGCGAAGGCCGCGCGCTTGTTCGGGTCTTCAAGTCGTGCCATGGCCTCGAACAACAGGTCGAGGGCTTCCTCGTTGTTCTTTGCGTGCTTAACTTGGTGGAGCAATACAGGGCTTACGCGATCGAGC